GTCCGAGAAACCTGTTCTGAAGAAAACAAGGCGTAAAAACATCTCTCAGTATAAAGGCGTTTCGCAAACACCATCAGGAAGATGGACTGCCCAATTCTGCATAAATGGTACTGTAACGAATCTGGGACTATTCCCCTCAGAAAGAGCTGCTGCTGTTGCCTACGACATACGGGCATTGGCAGCCGGAAAGCCCGTAAATTTTCCCATTTCAAAATATAGCGGAGAAAAAGTAAAAGGTAATGATTTAGACGCTATCTTTGGAATATGAAAATCACTGACATAAAAGCAAACCCGAACAATCCCAGGGTAATCAAAGACGATAAGTTTAAAAAACTTGTTAAGTCAATCGAAGAATTTCCAAAAATGATGAAGCTCCGGCCAATGATCGTAAACGGTGATAATATTGTTTTGGGCGGAAATATGCGACTGAAGGCATTAAAAGAATTGGGATATAAAGAAATACCGGATGAATGGGTAAGACGTGCAGACGAGCTGACAGAGGATGAAACAAGGCGTTTTATAATCGCTGATAATATTGGCTTTGGCGAGCATGACTGGGAAATGTTGCAAAATGAATGGAATGTTGAGGAGTTAGGGGAGTGGGGGTTGGATTGTGGCGGGGTTGATGTTGATTCAGATCAATACGGAGAAGATTTCAGTTTGAAAGATGGCGATAAAGCACCGTTTCAACAAATGACTTTTACATTAGCTGATGAACAGGTAATGGTTATTCAAAATGCAATCAGCGACATTAAACAAACCGATGAATACAAATATGCAAAAACAATGGGTAATGAAAATTCAAACGGAAATGCACTTTATTTAATCGTAATGCAATGGGCAGAGCAAAGGAAATAATTGTCAAGGTAATACCGAGCAGTGTTGCAGTTCCATTCGTAAAAAAACATCATTATAGTGGAAAGGTAGTTCCAAATAGTACACTTCATTTTGGTTGCTTTTTAGATGATAAATTACACGGTGTAATTAGTTACGGTTGCAGTATACAAAAAAGCAGTATAATAGGATTGGTTCAACCTTGTTTATGGAATGAAATGTTAGAGCTTAATAGAATGGCTTTTGATGATTATCTGCCAAAGTATTCAGAAAGTAGATGTATTGCAATTAGTATAAAACTATTAAAGAAAAATGCACGACATATAAAATGGATAATTTCTTATGCAGACGGTTGTCAATGCGGAGATGGTACAATATATAGAGCAAGCGGATTTCAACTTACAGGAATAAAACAAAACACAACAATGCTATTAATGCCAAATGGCAAAATAATGGCAGATAAAACTTTAAATAATTCAAAGTATAAAAAAATAGGGCAAAGCGTAGGTTTTTGGAAAAAGAACGGAGCAAAACCAATTGAAGGAAAACAACTTCGCTACATCTACCTTATTGACAAAACCTGTATAATAACCGTTCCAATATTACCATTTAGCAAAATTGATGAAATGGGAGCAGGAATGTATAAAGGAGAAAAGATAACACAAGCCGAAAGGCATATCAATAAAAATGATTAACTTTGACAAAAATGCGGGTGTAGCACAATATAAAGTGCGCTGAATATTCCAATTCAGAGATGGCGGTTACTCCGACCTACCCGCTCAATTTTAAATAAAAATGTCATATAATACCGAAAAACTCAAATACAAAGCCATTGAAGCTATTGAAAAGAACAAACTAATTTTCGTTGAGGATATTTGTGCCTATATCGGTATTTCAAAACCTACGTTTTATTCCCATTTTCCTGTTGAACTTAACGATTTTAACGAGTTAAGCGAACTTTTAGAGAAAAATAAAATCCAGTTAAAGACAGCAATCAGAAAGAAATGGTTTGATTCTGACAGAGATACCGGACTTATGGCTTTATATAAACTTTGTTCAACCCCTGAGGAACATAGGAAGCTGCAACAGAACTACGTTGATCAGACGACCAACGGAAAATCAATCTCAAACGAAATCATTTTTCAGGATATTTCAGGAAATGTAATAAATGGGAATAACCAAAACAACGACAGCATACCGGAAGATTGATTCTGTTGCTACGAAGATAGCCGTTATTCAGGGGGGGATGTCCGCCGGAAAGAACTATGCCATTGCGCAAATCCTGACACGAAAGGCGTACGAAAAGCCCCGCATGATTACTATCATGACCGATACATTCCAGAACCTTATTGATGGATCGGTACAGGACTTCAAGCATATTTTTGAAGATCTGGGTTTGGATTGGGATAAATGCTACAATAAATCCTCACACGAAATACACCTGATGGATTCGACTATTCAGTTTCGGTATATTTCTGATAACAAGGTGGGAGCCGGAAAATCAAAACGCCGGGATATTTTGTATTTGAACGAGGCTAACCGCTTCGGCTGGGAGGTGGCCTCGGGATATATTGGACGAACGCACGAAAAAGTATACCTGGATTACAACCCAGACAATGAGTTTTGGGCACACACGCAACTGCAAAAACTGACCGATGATAACGGAAAACCGTTAAGTTCACAAATAATTGTTACTTACCTGGATAATGAACTATGCCCGGAGGCTGAACGCCGGTTCATCGAGAGTCGCCGTGATAATGAATCTTGGTGGCGTGTTTACGCACTGGGCCTGACAGGATTCTATTCAGAACGCCGGATTTACTCATTCAATTTTTATCAGGTTATTCCGGCCACCGCACGCCGGATAAGTTCAGGGATGGACTTTGGAATCAGTCCAGACCCGACTGTTCTGGTTGACGTGTGGAAAAAAGATAACTGCCTGTATGTTGATGAGGTGTTTTCAATGAATAATCTGATGCCCGAAAAAATCAACGGGTCTGAGCGTATGGCAATAGTTGACCAACTGGCACACGTTAATCATTTGAAGGGTCTGCAGATTATCGCAGATTCCGCCGGAAGGACTGAGATAAATGATATGCGAAAGCATGGTTATAATATCAGGGGAGTCAAGAAGCATCCAGGCTCAGTGATGACCGGCGTAAACAAATTGCGAGGGTACGATATTTTCATTTCCGAACGATCGGTTAACCTGAAGGCCGGACTGGAAAAGTGGTTCTGGAAGATTGACACGAACGGAAAAATCATTCCTGAACCCGATGGTCATGAACCTGACGGGCTGGCCGCCCTTCGTTATGTGGTCATGGAGCTTTCGCATTTGGAATTTTCAACAACAAAAAAATAAATATTTGAGCAATCAAAATAATATTTACATTTGTGCAAATAACCAGAATACATAATGAGTTCAGATTTCATAAAATCAGCGGTAAACTCAAAAGCAATTCATCAGGCGCAAATACAACAGCGGCAACTGGATTATCTCATTAACTCAAAACTTCAGGATGATAGGATAGACCCTGAATATATTAATCAGTGGGCAAACCGGAAATTTCAAACAAATGATTATTTCCTGAATTGGGTAAAATCAATCTTCAAAACTGAAAATTTCCTGACCTTTTTCAAATATCTGCGTTATCCGTTACCGTCCGCGAAGATCATTCACAACCGGATCGAACCTCAGATGAACCGTGTATTCAATGCCGAGGATTCTGATTTTCGGTACTCGGTTACAGGACATGAATTCAGCGATTTCGAGCCGGACTTGAAGATCAAGGAATTTAACGCCAAACTTTTCAGACGCTTACTTTATAAACATAATTCTATAATCGTTTCAGACCTTGATCCGATTACAGCCAATACACCTTACCGATATTTTGTTGACATAAAAGACGTGGTATCATTGGAAGAAGAAGACGGGTGTATCACTCAGATTGCCTTCAGGGGTTGCATCATGGAATCAGAATATGAAGATAATGACGGATACGTGTATATTGATGACAAAGTGCATGCGTTCTATGATCGGAATATGGTACTGGTCCGCGAGGCCGCACATGATTTAGTGCATTGCCCTGCTCATTTTATCGCCTCAAAATATTTCGGAGATGAACCAATAGTTCGTGAATCATTGTTCACCTATATACGGGAAGAGATAGAGGAGTTTAATTTCCTGAAGACACTGCAAAAGATGACAGAGGTCAACGGTGCTATTCCGGTTGTGTCGAAAATTGAAACCCGAAAAGATCAGGAATCAGGAATAAGTCAATCACAGGGCGAGCCGGATTCAGGCAGTATCATGGGTTCGCAGCGGGCAGGTGTGTACAGTCAAAATGTGTCACTTGGATCAGGTGATTTGCAGCCTGGAACGATTCACGAAATAGCGATTGATGCTATCAGAACTGATGACGGCGGCCTGAATATGGATGTGGTCAGAAATTACCTGAACTTCCATTACACGCCAATTGAGGCACTGACTTATCTGAATAACCGGATCAATGAACTTGAGCGGTCAATAGTCAGTACTATTGTTGGTGACTTTCTCGAATCAAACGAATCGGCAAAGAATCAAAATCAGATTGAAAAGTCAATTTCAATCCTCGAAAATACATTAATGGTACTGGCCGAGAATCTTAACCATGTGCGGAAAATGTCAGATATAGATATGATCGGCCTGAAATATGGCATTAAATCCATTCAACAGATATTCATACATTACGGTACTGATTTCTTTTTGGATTCGCAAACCAAACTTTTCGCAGACCTTGAGAAAGCTCCGAATCCACTGGAGCGTAAAAATATAATTGTTCGCATCAGTCAAAATAGGTATAAGAATAATACCGGCCAATTGAGCCGCCAACGGTTAATGTATGACCTGATGCCGTACGTCAGCGATAAGGACTTCGAGAGTTCAGTCGCACTGGGGATCGTCAGTGCGGTAAATAAAGACTACCAACTCCGGTTTAACTTCTGGATTGATCAGTTTGAGGCATTGTACGGCGATCTTGTTGAATTCTTCATATTAATGGAAACACAAACTAAGGCAGAGAAGCTATTAGTTATCAATAATTTAATAACGGATTTAATCCAAAAACAGTTAACAAATGAAAACAGTAATTTGGTTGAGAACGACGAGAGTGTACGCTCAGGACAGCGACCTTTCGACTAAAGTCGAAAGAACGACAGTAAAACTTGAGGAAGGTAACAACTTCAAAAAGTTTATAAAAATCCTTCCTGTGAAAGGATACCTGAAGAGCGAACCTCCATACATTGAAAAAGTAATGCAAAAGGATTCATCGGGTACATTTCAGGATATTAATCCGCAGCCGTGGATTGATCAACTGAACGAGGCTTTGAAAATAACGCCGGAAGGAAGCGAAAAAAAGGATTACAAACATCTGGCCGAAATACAGGCCAAAGAAATTATAGCTTTGAAAGCAACAAATCAGACATTCGAAGACCGACTGAAAGCATTGGAGGGAAACCCGATTCACCGTAAACCTAAAGCGAACTAATCATGGAATTCCTCGAAACATTGAAAACAGAAATCGGGTTAACTGATGATCAGTTACCCAAATTGACTGAAGCGATTACAGGCTATACCGCAGGACTTCAGAAGCAGTGGGATGGAAAGGCAAATGAAAATGCAGAACGTATTATTCAGGGAGCGGCTGATCGTGTGGAGCAAATTACAGGCGTAAAACGTGAGATTGGGCAGAAGTTGGCAGATTACATTGCAGCTGCTGGTGAAAAGTACCTGACCGGAACAAAGGCAGAACTCGAAAGAAAAATTGCTGAAGGATCAACGGACGTAACACTGAAAACAGAACTCGAAAGAGTGAAGGGAGAATTGGATGGGCTGAAGAAAAAAGAAGCTCAGTTTGCCGATTGGGAGGAAAACGATTACAAAGGGAAATATGAGCAGTCTTCTCAGGCAATGACAGCTATGGAACGCAAAGTAGCGTTTTCAAACATACGTCCGGCATTTCCTGAATCGGTCAATCCATATGAAGCGAAAGCGAAATGGAAAGAATTTGAAGACAAGACGATTGAAAGGTATGAAATCAAAATCAGTGATGACGGTGAAGCGGTAGCGGTTGATAAGACCAACGAATATAAAATCGTGAAGCTATCCGAACTTCTGAAAGCTGACAAAGATATAACCGAACTGATCAAAGGCAGAGAAGCCAAAGGATTGGGTTCGGGAACAAAACAAAACGTAAAGATTGACGGCGTACCATTTGACGTACCAGAGAATGCAACGTCTGAAGACCGGAATAAAGCGATAAAGG